CTGGTGGAGGTCCACCAAAACCACCCCCACCTCCTTATCGTGCTCCTGATACTTTACATAGTAGAAGTTTTGCTACTGTTCAAGATCTAATATCTGAAGGGGAGATAGAAGGTTTTGCAAGTGCATCAAAAGAAGGTCTTACAAAAGGCACAACTGCATATGACAACGCAAGTTTGAAAGATGTATTTCTTGATGACACTCCAATATTAAATTCAACAGCCACAAGTGCTAGTCCTGCTGATACCGACTTTAACTTTCAAGATGTAACCTTTAAATCTAAGTTTGGAACGTCAAACCAAACTGCGATGAGTGGTATTCCTGCTGAAAGCAGATCACCTACTGCCGTTGGAGTTACTGTAACTACTTCTGCTCCTGTTACCAGACAAGTTACTAATACAGATGTAGATGCAATTATTGTTACTTTAACTTGGCCTCAGATACAGGTAGCTGAAGATGACGGAGATATTCGAGGAGATACTGTCGAATATAAAATACAGGTTCAATACAATTCTGGTGGATATTCAGATATCATAAGCACTTCCGTTAGTGGTAGAACAGCAGATGCTTATGCTAGAGATCATAGAATAAATGTTACTGGTGCTTTCCCTGTCGATGTAAGAGTAGTTCGAGTTACAGCTGATAGTACAGAAGCTAATAGAGTTAATGCTTTCCAATTTACTAGCCTTCAAGAGGTTATAGATAATAGTTCAACCTATGCCAATAGTGCTTACGTTGCTCTTCGTTTAGATAGTAAACAGTTTAATCGTATTCCTACAAGAAAATATCGAATTAGAGGTGTAAAAGTAAGAATACCAGGAGCAGGTGCATCTAGTTCTGGTACTCCTACTGTTGATAATGCAACTGGCAGAATAGTTTATCCAAGTGGTTATATATTTAATGGAGTTATGGGTGCTGCTGTTTACACAAATTGCCCTGCAATGTGTTTATTGGATTTGCTTACAAATACGAGATATGGTTTGGGGAATCATGTTACTGATAGTAATTTAGATTTATTTAGTTTTGTAGCTGCTAGTAAGTTTGCAAATGAAGAGGTAGATGATGGAACAGGATCAGGTGCAAAAGAAGCTAGATTTAGTTGTAATGTAAATATTCAAAGTCCAAAAGAAGCATTTGCAGCAATAAATGATTTAGCTGGTGTTATGAGATGTATGCCAATATGGTCTGCTGGTTCTGTAACCATATCTCAAGATAAACCAACCACTGCAAGTTATTTATTTAATTTAGCTAATGTTGGAGAAGCAGGCTTTACATATCAAGGTAGCAGTTTAAAACAACGTCATTCTGTTATTTCTGTCAGCTACTTCAACATGGATTCAAAAGAAGTGGACTTTGAAGTAGTAGAAGATGCAACAGCAATATCTAAATTTGGAACAATAGTTAAACAGGTAAAAGCATTTGCTTGTACATCTCGTAATCAAGCTGCAAGATTAGGTCGTGCAATACTTTTTGCTGAACAAAATGAAAGTGAAACTGTCACTTTTAACACTTCAATAGATGCTGGAATTGTTGTTAGACCTGGTTCTGTAATTGAAATAAATGATCCAGTAAGAGCAGGAGCAAGAAGAGGTGGTCGTGTAGTGGCAGCAACAACTACAACTATTACTATTGATGCACTGGAACAAACAGGTTTACCAGCATTGAATGATAATCCAACAATAAGTGTAATTTTATCTGACGGAACAGTTGAAACAGGTTCAATATCTGATATTACAAATGCAGTTATCACAGTTAATAGTGTTACAAAACCTGATGGTACAACTGCTTCTGCTTTTACTTCCGCACCAAATGTCAACTCACCTTATTTAATATCTAGTACAACATTACAAACTCAGTTATTTAGGGTTATTCAAGTTACAGAAGAAGATGATGTAAATTACACAATTACAGCTTTATCTTATGTTGAAGGTAAATATGCGTTTATTGAAGATGGAACTGCTTTACCTGCAAGGACAATATCAGTATTAAATGCTCCTGCATCTCCTCCAAGTAATTTAACAGTTACAGAGCAGACAGTGGTTATAAACAGTATTGCCAGAAGTAAATTGATTGTTGATTGGCAACCAGTTCAAGGTGTAACTCAGTATTTAGTTAATTACAAATTAGAAAATGGAAACTATACCTCTCAAGTTGTATTCAGTAGTGACTTTGAACTCTTAGACACTGTAAAAGGAACTTATACAATTCAAGTATTTTCTTACAATGCAGGATTAACTTTATCATCTCAGTTTACAGAAACAACATTTACTGCTCAAGGTAAAACTGCATTACCAGAAGATGTTTCTGGCCTTACTATCGAACCTATTAACGAACAATTTGTAAGATTAAGATTTACACAGGCAACTGCTATAGATGTTTTACATGGTGGTCGTGTTTATGTTAGACATACAAACCAAACAGGAGGTGCTGCTACATTTCAATCTGCACAAGATGTTATTGAGGCTGTAGCAGGTAATGCAACTGAAGTAATTGCACCAGCTTTAGCTGGAACATATCTTCTTAAATTTCAAGATGATGGTGGTAGGTTTAGTGCAAATGCAGCTAGTGTAGCTTTATCTATTGTTGATATTCTAGATTCTATTACTGTTAAAACTGATAGAGAAGATACTGATGGAACACCATATAACGGAACAAAATCTAATCTTACTTTTGACTCTACTCTTGGTGGGTTAAAACTTACAGATCCAACAGCAAATGCTACTGGTACATATGACTTTGTAGATACTCTTGATCTTGGTGGGACATTCTCACTTGTCTTAAAAAGACATTTTCAAGGAGTTGGTTTTTATACAGGAGATCAGTTTGATAACAGAACAGACAATATAGATACTTGGACAGACTTTGATGGAACTATTGCTAATGATGTAAACGCAAAAATAGCTGTGCGAACCACAACCGATAATCCTTCTAGTTCTCCTACATATACATCATTTAACGATTTTGCTAACGGAACATTTAAGGGTAGAGGATTTCAATTCAGAATTACTTTAGATACAGCAGATACAGCACAGAATATGAATCTTCAACAAGCAGGGTACACAGCAACAATGCCATCAAGAACTGAACAATCTTCTGTTATAGCATCTGGAGCAGGAGCAAAAGCTGTTACATTTACAGCACCATTCTTTGTTGGAACGTCTGGATTAGGTAACTTAAATAGTTTTTTACCATCTGTTAATATTTCTCCACAGAATATGGCAACTGGCGATTATTTTGAACTTAGCAGTATATCTGGAACTGGCTTTACAGTTCACTTTAAAAACTCAAGTAATGCTAGTATTGATAGGAACTTTACCTATAGTGCTGTTGGTTTCGGCAAAGGAGGGTAACATGGAGAAAAATAGTATTTAATTGTGGCTGACGTAACTAATTACACTATTGAAAATGCTTCTGGAGCGAATGTAAGGACTGACCTTAATAATGTTTTTGCTGCGATCCAATCAAGTAATTCAAAATCAACTGATTTAGCTTCAAGTCAATGTGTAGCTGGTATGCTTTTTTTAAATACCACTACAGATATTTTAAAGATAAGAAACTCAAGTAATGGTGGTTTTACAGAAATAGGAAATATAGATTCAGCTAATTTAGGTTTGTTATCAAAAGCTGGCGGTACAATGACAGGTCCGTTATTAATAGATAATTCTTCAAGTGCTTCTACTCCTGCTTTATCTTTTGATTCGGATACAGATTTAGGTTTGTTTAGAAAATCTGCAAACGTAATGGGATTTTCATCTAGTGGAACAGAACAGATGATATTTGATGCTAATGGATTAACGCTCCAAGCACAGAATGATCTTAGGTTTGCTGATGCTGATAGTAGCAATTATGTAGGATTTCAAGCACCAGCTACAGTTTCTTCTAGTCTTACCTGGACATTACCTGCTACTGATGCTGCTGTTTCTGGCTATGCTCTTGTATCTGATGCTTCTGGTACGTTAAGTTGGGCTGCTGCTGGAGGTGGAGCAGTTGGTGGTGGTTCAGATGAAATATTCTGGGAAAATGACCAAACTATTACACAAAATTACACGATTACGAATGGTAAAAATGCTGGAAGTTTTGGTCCTATAGAAATTCAAAGTGGCGTTACAGTTACAGTTGGTTCTGGAGAGACATGGACTGTAGTATAAAAGTGTATATAATAAACCTATGAGCCAATTAAAAGTCAACAGCATAATTCCAGTAGGAGGTGTACCGACAGGTGGTGGCGGTGGAATAGTTCAAACAAAACAGACAGTAAAAACAGATTCTTTTACTACAACTTCAAGCTCACTTGTAGATATAACTGGATTTTCAGTAGCTATAACACCTACGTCTAGTTCAAGTAAAATTTTAATATTTGTAAGTATAGGAATGGCTGCAAACTCTTCCGCTAATGCAACTTGTTTTGCTTTATTAAGAGGAAGTACAAATCTCGTTAGTAATACAAGTGGCGGATTTACAGATACTTCAAACTGTTTCACTGCTACTGGTGGCGGTGGAACAAGTGATAATGAAAGAAAAACTATAGCTCCTAGCATTATGTTTTTAGATAGTCCGAATACGACTTCAGCCACAACTTATAAAGTTCAAATGCTTGCTAGTGGTGGTTCTACAGGATTTTTCAATCAATGGGGTGAAAATACTGACCAAGCAGCAGTTTCAACAATTACAGTAATGGAGGTGTCAGCATGAGTTTAGATCACGAAGCAATTTACAAAGCATACGCTGGAACAGTAGTTTCTATTGATGATGGTGCTGGTGCATTTGATAAAGATGGCAAGTCTGTTACTTTAGATCAGTCTCTTATAAACGCTGCACGAACCACATTAAATTCTGAAGCTGCTGCCGTTAAATATAAAACGGATAGAACAACAGATGGTTCAACAACTTACGCATCTTTAGGAGATCAACTTGATATGTTGTATAAGGATATAGTTGCGGGTAAACTAGATACAACTGGAACGTGGGCTACCCACATCAAAGCCGTTAAAGACGCAAATCCAAAACCATGAGTACATTAGCAGTCGGTACAATTAAAAGCATTTCTTCTGCTCCACCAGTATTTCAAAATACAAGTGGAACTGAAAAAGGACAGCTTGCAAAAGCTTGGGTAAATTTTAATGGTACAGGTACAGTTGCGATTAGAGATAGTTTTAATGTAAGCAGCATAACCGATCAAGGTACTGGAGATTACATTATTAATTTAAGTGCTAATATGTCAAATGCTAATTATTCTATAACTTCGCAAGGTAATTATTTAGATACTGACGGTGGAGGTAGAGGTTTTGCAATTCCTAGAACTCAATCTACTTCAAATTTTCAAATAGAATTTTATGGTGATGGTGGTGGTCATTTGAATAGTGAAAGAGTTTTTGCAGCAGTTCATGGAGATAACTAATGTCAACACTTAAAGTAACTACAATTCAAGATACAAGCGGTTCAAACGCTTCAACAACAGCAGAAATTGCTGAAGGTAGAGCAAAAGCGTGGATAAATTTTGATATGAACGCTGGAAGTATAACAGATAGTTTTGGATTTAGTTCTATTACTGATGATGGAACTGGACTTTTTACTATTACTTATTCTTCTGCATTTTCTAATACGAATTATTGTATTTTAACTGGACAAGCTTGCAAAACTGTAGATGATTCTGATAATCGTTATATTTCAAGAGTTAGAGATAGGTCTACGTCAAATATGCAAGTAGAACACAATTTTATTGAAAATGGCACTAGCAATAGATTTGATTCAAGATTTATGTATTTTGCTGTTCTGGCATAATTACATTAAACTATAGTAAAAGAAAAAACTTATGGCTAATTCTGACAAAAGATTTATCTATGCTAATGATGATGGTGGTATTTCTATTGTCATTCCAGCTGATAATTGTGATTTAACTTTAGAACAAATTAAAGATAAAGATTGCCCTAGTGGTAAGACAGTTTATACTGTAGATAAATCTGCAATTCCTACAGACAGGAGTTTCAGAAACGCTTGGACTTACACGGAGTAAAACATGGGATTTGGTGTTGACATGGCAAAAGCCAGAGAAATTCATAAAACAAATATAAGAAATGCAAGAACTCCAAAACTTGCAGAACTTGATATTGAATTTCAAAAAGCATTAGAAACAGGTGCTTCAACAACAGATATTGTTGCTAAGAAACAAGCATTAAGAGATGCTCCTGCTGATTCTGAGATTACATCCGCAGCAGATACAGATGCACTTAAAGCACAATGGAAAACTGATATACTAGGCACATCACCATATAGCTAATGGCAATAGCACCTGGAACATATAATATGACCGTTCAAAGAAGGTCAGATCACAGTGTTCCTATTGTGTTAAAAGATAACTCTGGAACGGCAATAAATTTAACAGGATTTACAGTAGCAGCACAAGTATGGGATGAATCACGTTCTACAAAATATGCAGATTGGGCTGTTACATATACAGATAGATCAGCAGGATCTTTTTCTATAACATTGACAGACACCCAAACAGCTACATTCACTCCTGAAATATTAGCTTACGATGTGTTATTAGTTGATGGATCGGGTCTCAAAGAATATTATTTAGAGGGTAAGATATTTATGAGTGAGGGCTACACAACCACATGAGTCAAGTTAACATTACAACCACTAAAAATACCGTTACTGTTAACGGTGAGACAAGGGTTGTCACGGTGGCAACTCAAGGACCACAAGGAGCTTCGACTGCTATAGATACATCTAGTGCAGTTGATAATTCCATAGTGTACTATCACGCATCTAGTGGTACATTAAAACTAGATGATACTACTACTAAACTAACACTCGTTAATGGAGGAAACTTTTAGGCCATGTCTAACACTATAAGAATTAAAAAGAGAGCAGCGAGTGGATCGGCTGGTGCTCCTTCTAGTTTATCTCCTTCAGAATTAGCTTTTAACGAAAATGATCTGAAATTATATTATGGTTTTGGAGATAATGGATCTACCCCACCTTCTGCAAGTTCAATCATTACTGTTGGTGGTTCTGGAGCGTTCTTTGATAAAACAACAACAAGAACAACTAATCATGTTTTGGCTGGTGCTGCGTCTGGTAGTGCTGCTGCACCTACATTTAGAGCCTTAGTTGCTGCTGATATTCCTTCTATTGCTCATACAAAGATATCTGACTTCGATGCGGGTGTTCAGACAAATAGAGTAGACGAATTAGCTGCTGCAACCAATCCAGTAACAGGAGTTACGCCTACAGCCGATGCTCATTTTGCGACTAAGGGATATGTAGATGGTGTCAGCCAGGGTTTAGATATTAAAGATAGCGTTAAGGTTGCTACTACTGCGAACATTACACTTTCTGGAACGCAAACTATTGATGGTGTTGCTGTTTCTGCTGATGAAAGAGTTTTAGTTAAGAACCAAAGTACAGCAAGTCAGAACGGACTGTATCTTTGTAAAGCAAGTACATGGGTAAGAACAGATGATTTAGCTGCTGGTGCTGATGCTGCTGGGATGTTCACCTTTGTTGAGCAAGGATCTACTCAAGCTGATGAAGGTTTTGTTTGTAGTTCTGACAAAGGATCTGCTGTTGTTGGCACTAACAATTTATCTTTCACACAGTTTAGTGGTGGTGGAAATTTAACTGCTGGAGATGGTTTAGATAAATCTGGTAACGAGTTTAGTGTTGACCTTAAATCTAATGGTGGAATAGTAATCGAATCAACAGAGATGGCTGTTGATCTTTCTGCTAGTTCTATCACAGGAACTCTTGCAGTAAGCGATGGTGGAACGGGTGCTACAAGTGCAAGTGCAGCTAGAACAGCTTTAGGATTAGCTATTGGAACAAATGTTCAAGCCTATGATGCTGATTTAGATAACTTGTCGGGTTGTCAATCTGGAGCGTCTGCTGCGTTAGCTGCTTTAACTTCGACAGAAGTGGCAATTCTCGACGGAGCAACAGTAAGCACCAGCGAACTGAATATTTTAGACGGTGTTACCAGTAGCACCAGTGAACTGAATATCCTCGATGGTGTAACCAGTACTGCGAGTGAATTGAACGTCTTGGACGGTATCACTTCCACAACTACTGAACTGAATCTCATGGACGGAGGTACTTCAGCAACTTCAACAACACTGGCTGCCGCAGATAGATTTGTTTGTAATGATAATGGAACGATGAAACAAGTAGCATTAAGCGATTTGGTTACATTTTTGGAGGATGGTGCTACATCTGGTTTTGATGTAGATGGCGGAACATTTTAGACCATAGGAGGTAAAGGCCAATGGCTAATGTTATTAAGCTAAAACGAGGTACAAGCACACCTACAACAAGTGATATAACAAGCGGTGAAGTTGCTTTAGATACTTCTGCACAAAAATTATTTGTTAATGATAGTGGAACTGTAAAAGAGATCGGTGGAGGTGGTGGGCTTACTTCAGATGCTCAAGAAAATACAGTAGGAGGAACCAATGCTGGAGATAGTTTTGATGGAACAAATGCGACTAACAATACTTTAATAGGATTTAATGCTGGCACGGCTATAACAACCTCAGATTTTAATACTGCGGTGGGAAGCAATGCTTTAGCTGCTTTGACTACAGGCAGATTTAATACTGCTATTGGTGATGATGCTGGCAAACTTATTGTAGATGGGACTAACAATGTTTGCATTGGTCGCAGGGCTGGACAAAGCATGACAGATAGTAGTTTTAACGTAATGATAGGTTCTAGTACTAATACGACAGGGGGTCAAAATACTTTTGTAGGATATTCAAATGGAGGTTCTAGTAATACTACTGATCGGTCAGTATTTATTGGATATGGGATTGGGGTTAATACTACTGGAAATGATAATACTTTTATAGGATATGATTCTGCGGATGATGTCACTTCTGGAAATCAAAATCTTTTTGCTGCTAGGGGTTCTGGTGCAAAAGTTACATCAGGAGCAAAAAATGTTCTTTTAGGTTATAAAGCTGGAGCTTCAGGAACAAATGATTTAACTACAGGTGATAACAACATTGTTATTGGTTCTAATGCTGCTGCTAGTGCAGCAGATGTAGATAATGAAATCACTTTAGGTGACGGTAATATAACTAAATTTAGAATACCAGCTTTAAGTTTTTCTATAAGTGCTTCTGCTGTAACTAATGGTGCTGCGTTCTATGAAAATGCTAAGACTGTAGCTGCTGACTATACTTTAAGTGGATCAAATGCTATGGCAGCAGGTCCTATAACTATAAATTCAAGCGTCACTGTCACTATAAGTTCTGGTGATACTCTTACTATTGTTTAATTATGGCTGAACGTACCACAGAAGAAATTGCAGCAATCTTTACTAATGCTGGAGATAGCGTGACTGTTATCAATAGATTGGCAACTTTAGAATCTTTAACGACTGAAGAAAAAGAAAGAGTCAAACGAAATGTAGAACATCTTGAAATTATCAAGGCTTTCACAAAGGAAGATGGTACGACTAGTATTTGGACAACTGAAGACTTCACAGAACAAGATGCTGCGGTTACACTAGGAAAAACATTGTATTGATGAAAGAAACTATTGAAAAACAGATTCTTGAATGGCAACAGGAAATAATTAATCAAAGACAATATATTTTACGTTTAGAAGGTGGAGTCCAAGCATATCAACTGTTACTGCAAGAAATCAGTAAAAAAGAGGAAAAAACAGGAACTATAGATTTAGGGGTAAAAAAGGAAAAAAAGTAGAGGGGATACTTGTAAGAGAGTGTCCTGTTTGCGGTACAACTTTTAATACGATGGAGCAACGTAGGATTTATTGTTCTGGTGCGTGTAGAACAAGGTCTTGTAGAACTAAATCTACTTGCTAGGTTTGCTTATCATCTGACGATTTATAAGACCTAAAGTGACGTATAAAGGAGATAGACCTATAATTAAAAGTAATGTAGCTATGCTCATTACAGACATAGCTCTAAGTAGAGCAAATTTTATCATGTTTCAAAAGATTGCTAATGTTTTGAGTATCATCTCATTTGTAATGGTAGCTTCCATGAGTGGTGGAGCGTACTTTGGTTACAAGTATGTAACTTCAGAACAGTTCCAAACAAAAATGATGAATAAAGTTTTAGGCAATGTTCAAGGAATGATGCCAAAAATATTAGATAATGGTTTACCTAAAATGACAGGTCCATCAATGCCGATTATTAAATGAATTGCTGGCACTGTAAAACAGAACTGATTTGGGGTGGAGATCACAGTTTAGATGAAGAAGATTATCCATTAAAATCTGGCGAATACAGCATGATAACTAATTTATCTTGTCCTAAATGTCATTCTTTTGTAGAAGTTTACCTTCCTAGAGATGCCTACGATTGATATACCTGATATAAGTATTGTTGAGATATATATTCCTGACGTTCCAGAACCTTATAGTCATCATTATATTACTGTAACTGAACCACCTGAGATAGATGTTCCTGGTTGTACTTATCAGCATCGTGATATAAAAAATACAGGTAATCGTAATTTATTATTGGAAGATCC